ATAATATATATAATAATATATATGGGGGTATTCTGCCCGTTTGGTAGGGGCGTTTAATCTATGTTTTAAAGGGAGACGTATGGGTAGGAAACCTGGGATACAAAACATCTCAAAGGACACAGCCCAGAAGCAAGTTCTGGAATTACTGAGCCAAGGCTCAACGATAGTTGACGCTATGAAGGCTGTTGGTAGGAATGAAGTAACCTTCCGACAATGGTCAATGAACCAACCTGAGTTTAAAGATTTAGCCGACAAAGCCCGCCTTGCGGGTAAGGGTGTCAAGGCTGACCTATCTAACCTTAAGGGTATTACCTTCCCCGAATTCTCTGAGCAGTTCTTAGAAACTAAACTATTTCCTCACCAGTTAAACTGGATTGACTTAATTGATGGCTTACCACCCCGTTGGCAGCCACCTGCGATAATTTATGAACCAGGCGCACCCAACCGAGTTTTAATAAACGTACCCCCTGAGCACGCCAAGTCAACGGTGATTACGATTAACTACGTAACCTACCGAATTGCAACTGACCCGAATGTTAGAATCATTATTGTTTCTAAAACTCAGGGTATGGCTAGAAAATTTTTAAGTGCCATAAAGACCCGTATGTCCCACCCATCTTGGATTAAGTTACAGATGGCATTTGGTCCAAACGGCGGATACAAGGCTGACTCACCTACCTGGTCAGCAGATATGATTTACCTAGGTGCTGGACGAGACTCTGGCGAAAAAGACCCTACGGTACAGGCTTTAGGATTTGGGTCTCAGATTTACGGTGCACGTGCTGACCTGATTATCCTAGATGATGTTGTGATGAACTCAAATGCCCACGAGTGGGAAAAGCAAATTGAATGGCTTCAAAAGGAAGTTATCACACGTTTGGGACGGCACGGAAAACTGCTTATAGTTGGAACCCGTGTCGCCCCTATAGATTTATATAAACAGATACGAGATGGTTCAAACTGGACTGGTGGCAAATCGCCATTTACATACTGTGCAATGCCAGCCGTTTTAGAGTTTGATGAGAAACCAGAAAACTGGAAAACCCTTTGGGCAAAAACTGATAGAGCCGAAGGTGACCAAGATGAAGTGGACGAAAATGGACTTTATCCAAAATGGGATGGACCCGCGTTATTTACAAGGCGGTCTGAAGTTGCTCCGAGTGTCTGGGCTATGGTCTACCAACAAGAAGATGTTACCCAAGACGCAATCTTTGCACCAGGCTCTGTCGCAGGATGTGTCAACGGAATGCGAAAGCGTGGACCGCTAAAACCTGGGGCACCTGGTCATCCAAAAAATGTTGAGGCATATACCATCATAGGGCTAGACCCCGCTATGGCTGGTGCTACCGCAGCCGTTGCAGTTACTTACAATAAAGCAGATGGCAAGATTTATGTTTTAGATTGTGCCAATATGACCGAACCTACACCTTTTAAGATTCGAGAACTTATCGAAGAGTGGGTTCAAAAATTTAAACCACAAGAATTACGTATTGAGATTAACGCTCACCAGAAGGCTTACGCCCTAGATGATGAGTTAAGGAACTGGCTAGCAGCACACGGTTGCCAATTAAACTCACACTTTACTGGCAAGAACAAATGGGATACATCTTTCGGTGTAGCATCTATGGCAGCCCTATTTGGAAACCTGCGAGATGGCAGATTCCAAGATAACAACTTAATTGAACTACCAAGCAATGAAGGCTCTGAAGGTCTTAAGGCGTTAGTCCAACAGTTAATCACTTGGAAGCCTGAGACTAGAAATGCTACTGACTGCGTAATGGCTTTATGGTTTGCAGTTATCAAGGTTCGTGAGTTAATGCAGAAGAGTTCAGGCTTGACTTCATATACAAACAATCGCTGGGCAACAAGAAGACAAATGCAAAGCCGATACACAATTAATTTAGACGACGCTATTGCAGAGCAATGGCAAGATACTTACGGTTAGGATATAAATGGCTTTATCAATTGAGCAAATTAGTGCACGAGTTCAGTCTTTACGCTATCGTGCTGTAGATAGAGATTCTCGTGCACAAGATGTTCTTGCGGTTCGCAAAGGGCAAATTGCTTCCGTCTATCCTGATTTCTTTCCAGAGGGCGTTGATACAAACGTAGTAGCAAACTTTGTTGACATTGTAGCCCGTGACCTTTCTGAGGTTATGGCTCCACTACCAGCAGTTAACTGTTCTGCTGCTAATGCTGTTAAAGACCGTGCCCGTAAGTTTGCAGATACCCGTACACGTATAGCATCAAACTATTTTAATCACTCTGATTTGTCAGTACAGATGTACCAAGGTGCTGATTGGTATATCACATATGGTTTCCTCCCGTTCATTATTGAACTGGATGAAGAAGCAAAGATGCCACGCATCCGCCTAGAAAACCCAATTGGTGCTTACCCTGAGTTTGACCGCTATGGACGCTGTGTTGCATTTGCTAAAAGATATATGCTGACCTTGGGCGAACTTGTTTCGTTATTCCCTGAGTATGAGTATCAACTCCTAGGCAAACTACGCTATGAGCAAGACCTTAACGCTCAGATTGAAATGATTCGCTATTACGATAAAGACCAGTCTGTTATCTATTTGCCAACCAAAGAAAATTTAGTTTTATCAGAGGCTAAAAATCCTCTAGGTAAGATGATGGTTGTTGTAGCCCGTAAGCCATCTGTTGATGGTGAAATGCGTGGACAATTTGATGACATCCTAGGTATTCAGTTACTTCGTAACCGATTTGCCTTACTTGCAATGGAAGCAGCAGAGAAATCTGTACAGGCTCCTATTGTTGTACCTGCTGATGTTAACGAATTACAACTTGGTGGAGATGCGATTATCCGCACAGCCACACCTGGTGGTGTCCGCCGTGTAGAACTTACCCTTCCACAAGGTGCGTTTACTGAGCAAACATTATTAAATCAAGAACTTAGAGTTGGTGCACGTTATCCAGAAGGACGTACTGGAAACATTGATGCATCAATTGTAACTGGTCAAGGTGTACAAGCCCTTATGGGTGCCTTTGATACACAGGTTAAATCAGCCCAAGCAATCTTTGCAAGTGCATTACGTGATGTAATTCAGATTTGTTTTGAGATTGATGAGAAAATTTTCCCAGCAGAGAAGACAATTCGTGGTGTAGATGCTGGGTCACCATATGAAATTACTTACAATCCAGTAAAAGACATCAAGGGTGACTACTCAGCAGATGTTCGTTATGGAATGTTGGCTGGTCTTAACCCAGCACAGGGACTTATTTTTATGCTACAAGCACTCGGTGGTGGCTTAATCTCTAAAGATTTGGCTATGCGTGAGTTGCCATTTAGCGTAAACGTAACACAAGAGTTGGAAAAAATTGAAGTTGAGAGTATGCGCCAGGCTTTGCTTGGTTCCTTAACTGCATACACCCAAGCAATTCCTGCAATGGCTACACAAGGACAAGATGCATCTGCAATTGTTAAACAAATTGCTGAGGTTATTAAGATGCGTCAACGTGGTATGGCACTTGAAGATGCAATTCAAGAAGTATTTACGCCTGAGCCAGCACCTGCAGAACAAGTTCCTCCTGTTGGGGCTGCCCCATCTATGGTTGAGCAAACGTCCCCTGCTCCCTCTGGCGTCCTAACAGGAGGCGCTCTTCCTCCTGAAGTAACTGAAGGTGGACAACCAGCGCCAGACATTATGAGTATTCTTTCAAGTCTTACATCAGGTGGCGAAGCAAACGCTAGTGTGAGAACAATAGCCAGAAGATAATTTAAGTGGGGGACTATGACAGCGATTGTAGGTATTCAAGGTAAAGGCTGGGCTGTTTTAGGCGCAGATACTATGACCACATATACAGATAGACCGTATATAGCCAAAGGTTGCGACAAGATAGTTAAAGTTGGTGAGTATTTAGTTGCAGTAGCAGGTGATGCTATAGCAGGAGATATTCTTAATAACCTATGGCAACCACCAAAGGTAATTAAAACTCAAGACCCAGATAGATTTATGATGATTAGAGTACTACCATCTATAAAACAAACATTAACTGAGGCTGGTTATGAACCAGCACCTAAGAATAATAAAGATGATGACTCTGGTTGGGATGCATTAGTTTGTTTTAATGGCAAGATATATCAAGTTAGTGATGACTATGGATATATGCGTGATGATAAAGGCTTATACGGCATAGGTTCTGGTGGTGGAATAGCCCTTGGTGCACTAGCAGCAATGGATATGGAGCGCAGAACCCACGCTAAAGCAACAAGTGTTGCTAAAAAAGCAGTTAACATAGCAATTCAATACAACATATGGTGCGGTGGGACCGCAAATATCAAAACACAATTTACGAAGTAGGAGGATGTAATGTCAATGACACAACCTGTAGAGAATCGTGGTGGTGACCGTCCAACTGCTCCTCAAAATAACCCAGCAAATATTAATCCTATGGGTGGCGACGGACAATCTGGTAAGAATTACTCAGGTTTTCCATATGGAGTAAACAAACAAATTAAAGAACAGAAGGCTGGTGCAAAATTGGCGAGTACTCCAACACCTAAAGCACCACCAGCACCTACAGGTAATCCATTAGACGCAATGATGGGAAGTTTTACTCCACTAGATGCTGAATATGAGGGTGATTTACCTATCTCTGATGGTGTGGCAATTGGTCGTGGACGTGGTGAAGAAGCATTACCTGCACGTATTACTAGCCCAATTAACCAATCACAAGACTTAGATTTAATTAAAAAATATCTACCAGATTTACTACAAGCAACTAGATTACCTGGTGCACCTGACTCATACAAGGAACTAGTTAACTATTTGAAAGCACAGATATTGTGAAATGGGTAGAAAATTCTTTCTTTGACCATTTAGATAAGTTTGCCAATTCATTAGGTTACGATAACTTTGGAGTTGCATTATCATTATCAATGGTACCTTGGGAATCTACAAACGATAGAGATAGATTCATACTGGCTATTACTGAAGATGAAGTTCAGGGTGGCTCTCTATCTACATTTAAACCAGGGACGGTACAATAATGTCTTTATGGAATGATTTTTTAGACACAACTAAATCGGTTGCAAAAGGTTTAGGTGCTTTTACTGGAAGTCTTCTATCTCCAGTATTACAGGCTGGTGCTTCACTTGGTGCTGCAACATATTCTAAAAGCAGACCAGAGATTGCTGCTGCTGCGAACTTAGCAACTGAGGCTGGCATAAAGCAGTCTATGAAAGATGCTGGAATTCTTTCACAAGACCAGTCAATTATGAAGCCAGTTGACCCAATTATGAATGTAGCAAATGCTGCAGAAAAATATGTTTTTAGTCCAATTGTTGCACGTCCCATTTCTACAGCATTTTTACTTGCTGACCCTAATAGTCCATTATATGAAACAGAAAAATTTCGTAAAGGTTTTCAACCACAAGATATAGTTGATGCGTACGAGAGAAGTAAAAAAGTATCTCTTGGTGTATCTTTTACTAAAGCAGAAATGATTCCAGTTTTACCAGCACTTGAGTCTGGTATTCTTAAATTAGGTGGAATTGATTTAGATGAAGTTGACTTATGGAATGACCAAGATGTTAAAGAAAATTTCCAAGACAATCTTGTTGGAAGATGGGTTAGCGGAATAAATGACGCAATAATTAAAAACGTTGCCATTGATAAAGGTATCAGAGGCTTTGCTGCTATAACAAAAAGTCTTTTAACTGCTGCTGGATTAACAACTAAAATTCGTGTTGGAGACATTAATGCTCTACCTCAATTAGAAAAATTGGCTGACGACCACATTAAATTTAAAGCAAGCAATGGTCAAGATGGTGCATTAACTGTGTTTGGTCAAGATATTGAAAACCTTGCTATCTCAACTAACATCATTGATATTAAAAATATATTAAAACCATACAGTTTAAACCCAAGACTTCCTGCTTTAGTAAGAGAAACAACAGACCCAGCGTTTGTTCGTGATTTATTACTAGCAGATAAAGGTTGGGGTCCTGCAATTGACCGTCTTGCTAGTGCAAGAAACCTTGATGATGTTTGGTATATGGGCAGAGGAACTGAAGAAGTTCAAAACTACTATATAGCGAATAACAAATTACCTACCTACACAGTAGAACAACGTAATCGCTGGAATCAAGCATATGATGATGCTATCGCTAAGGACCCAAAGCATCAAGCAATTTATGATGCATTCTTAAAAGAAGAATTAAATCCTACAACTAATCTTCTTGAGGTTAGCCCTAGATTCTTTGGTAAAAATTATAAGCCAATGGAACCTGTAATTGGCAAGACTGCATATATTGCATCTCGCACAAGGGCTGGTCAACTTAAGACAGCAAGACTAGAACGTGATTTTTCAAACGTTGGTGGGCTTACTCAAACAGTACTGGGTGGACGTGTAGGTGGTCCAGCCACAGTTCTTATCCGCAACTTTGGAACTATGATGCCAAAAGGATTTGTAACCAACTCAGGTTTACGTCCTCTTAATGGTGTAGATGAATTAATTTCTGTCTTTGATGATATTCCATTATTTACACGTGGCGATAGAATAATTATGACAGATGAATTAATTCCAAAAACTGTTTCTGAATATCGTAGAGAATTAATTGATAAGTTTGTTTCCGCTACTACAGATGGTGCTCGTGCTAAAGTTATTGATGACGCTAATATAGCATTGGCTAGAACTATTGCATATTCAAGAGGTTACTATAATACTGAAGTAATTGATTCTTTTGTTAATACTTCAATGCAAAATGTTAAGGCTGTACACGGAGACCTACGCCAACACGGAAACGCAATGGACCCAACTGGCACACGACTTGTAGTTAATGCACAGACTCAACGTCAACTACAAAACTCAATGCCTATGTTACCTTTTGGTGAGTTAGATAAATTGATTGCCCGTGCTGCTAGAGCAGAAAAAAATGTAGTTGCTGGAGCAGTACAAAAGGGTACTGGCTCAACTAAAGATGCAGCACAATCAATTTTTGAAATGGGAAATAAAGCGTTCTCATTAGCACAGTTATATCGTTTTTCATATATTCCTAAAAACTCAGTTTTTGAACCTATGTTGTCAGCAACTATGGCATCTGGTTCACAATTTGTTTCAGCAATGGCAACTACTGCTTCAAAACAAATGATAAAGAACGCAGGAAATTTTGCTATGAGAAATATTGAAAAATCAAAAACTATTTTGCCAAGTGCTAAAAAAGAAATTCAACGTGAGATAAAGGCTTTATCAGAAGAGTATAACCAAGCGGTGAACCTTCGTGATAAAACCTATGCACAATATTTAAGTTTCTTTAGGGATACTCCTGGTGTATCACCTAAGACAAAGGCTGACTGGGCTGATGAAGTTAGAGAAGATTTACGTGCAGCCGAAAAAGTTGTTGAGAATATTGAAACAAACTTTAATCGTTGGACAGTTGAATATGGCAAACCAGTTGATGTTCCGTCTTTATACAACTTAGGTCGTAGAATTAAAACTTTAAAAGATAATATTCCTGCAGATGAATTACAAGATTTTAGAGTAAGAGATGTTACTGCTCCTAAAGAATATAAAGATACATTTAAGATGATTGAGCAATCATACAAAGGTAGTGCATCTTTAATAGCCAAGGCTGAGGCGTTATTAAGTGAGGCAACTAATAAAATTAATATTCTTGCTCCTGAATTAACTGTTCTTGATTCTCAGATTGCTAAAGTTTATGATGAGATAGGTCAAGTTTTAAAGAAACTCGACCCTAAATTGCAAGAAAGAGCCAGATTATTTAAGGTATCTGAAGGTCGCTATGAGAGCAAATCTTTAATGCCAGAGACTGTAACACGAGTTCTTGCTAATGGACAAAAGGTTGAGTTCCCATCATTTACCAATGAGAACTATCTTGGTGATGGATACTTTAGCGAAATTGCAAACAACAGTACCAGAACACTTGAGGTTCTTGGTAACAAAGCGGTTGTCGCAAATATAAATACTATATTTCGCAAGAGTCCTTCTACTATAACAAATGTTGCAGACCCACTATATTTTCCTGAATTAACTTATGTAGTTAATAATCATATGCGAGGCGACATTTTAGTTGACCAAATTTTAAGTGGTGCATCTCGTGAAGAGTTACTACAATGGGCAACTACACGTCAGGGTAAATCTTACGCATTTAATATGGGACGTAGCGAAGATGAACTAACTCAAATTGTTGATGATTCTATTTCATATGTTAATAGATACTTACCAAGCCCAGAGGCACAAAGACTGGCTGCTGCAGGTGCTGTTAAACAAACAGATTTAGAAAGAACATTGAGTGCATATCTTGACCAAATGGTTCCTATTCAACCACTTGATATTGCTTATGCAAGACCTACAAGTAATTCTAAAGCAATTAGTGAAGCAGCAGATGCTGCTATCTCAGCAGCGTGGCGTCAACTTGCAAAACCAGAAAACTTAATTCGTCAAATATGGGGCAATGTTGAACACGCTAATCGTGTAGTTGATAAGGCTAATCAGTTACTTGCTCAAGGTCAAGAGATAAGTCTTGCAACTTTAAATGCTTTAAGACAATCTACTGCAGCCGAAATGGTGCAAGATATAACAAAAGTTTTTTATACAATTCCACGTCAACAAAGAGGGCTTTATCTAGCCCGTGCAGCACTTGTCTTCCCTAATGCTGCAGCGAGTGGTATCTATCGTTATACTGGTTTTGCTGCTAGACAACCTGGCAGAACATCAGGATTCTTAAACTCTTACTATGCTTTATATAACTCATTTGGTGTAGACAAGTACGGTAATCCAGTTGAAGACCCAATGAAGGCTGAGTATCTATTAGTTCCTGGTACCAAGGAAATGGGCTTTAATGATGGCTCAGGAATTATTGTTTCAGCACGTGCAACTAACTTTATTGCTAACCTTCCTGGCGCAAACTGGCTAGTCCCACTTTCAGTAGGTAAAATTTTAAATGGTAAGCCTAATTCAGCAGATGAAATAAAAACTCTTATAGATAAAACAATTGGTAAAATTCCTGGTTATTCATATGATGAGTTGTTTCCATTTGGAGTTGAGCCAAGCAGTAAGACTCAATTAACTAAAACATTTACTCCTGCTTGGGCAAGAAATTTAATGACTGCAGTCAATAAGTCAAAGACTGACGAAATGTGGATGGACTCATTAGTTTCTGTATCAAATAAACAATGGACTCTTTATGATATGAAAATTGGTCCAAAGCCAACTGAAAAAAGTGTAGAAAAAGAAACTAGAGATATTTACTTACGTAAATTCCGTACTCAATTTTTCTCATTACTAGGTTCAGCCCAGTATGTAGAAGCCCGTCCAGATAGTTTATTTAATGACTACTACGTTATGCTTCTTGATAAATACAGAGCACAGGGCAAAGGTGATGTAGAGGCTCAAAGTTTTGCAACGGATGAGTTTCAATCTCATATGGCTGTTTTTGGTTCAGAATTTCCTATGGATAGATTGTTTGTATCTTCCAGAGATAAAAATGCTTATATCACTCCAAGTCAAAAAGCATACGATAGAATCTGGGATGATTATAGTGGTCTTGCTAAGGAACTAGAATCTATTAGTCCTCAAGTAGTTGGACTATTAACTGCAGATTTACCAAAAGAATATAGTCCACAAGTTAATAAATTCCTTAACGACCCAAATACAACCCTACCTGGTGGAACAATTCTTAATACACAGATTAAGACACCAGAAATGATTGAGGTTGAGTTAACTAAATCTCGTTATTGGAAGGCTTATACTGACTACAAGAATCAATTAAATGATGCTGCTAAAGAAGCAGGTTATGCAAGTTATCTTAGTATTCCAGAATTAAAAGATGCATTAAAACAATATGCAACAACAACTCTTAAGGCTGGTAGCGAACCTTGGTATAACGAGTATATGCAAAGTATCTCAAAGGGAGATGCTGCTTGGTCACAAGCCAGAGGTTTACAAAAAGTTGTTAATAATAAAAAATGGATGAATGAATTTGGTAATACTCAATTCTGGACCCACGCAAAATCTTTCCTAGATTATCGTGATTCCTATGTTAAGGCTTATAAAGATACTCCTGTTGGTTCTAAGAATAAAATTCAAGAACAATGGGTCGGTTACTTAGAATCAACTTTAAATCTTTGGGACCCAGTACTACAAAAAATAATAAATAGATATTTCCAAAATGATAACTTGAAAGAGGCTAGATAATGGCAGGACCAACCCCACCACCACCAATACCTAAGATTCCTCAAAAAGGTTCTAATAAAACAATTAGTTATCTTTGGATGCCAGATAAAAATGGTAACTTGGTTAAGGCTGATGCATCTATAGTTAAGAAGGGTTTCTCTACCCTACCTGAAGCATCAGTTCTTGCACTTCAAGAGTATTTAGTTACTGTTGAGAATAAGACACAGCCTACCCGTGCAATGCGTCAAACTCTTTGGAATACGATTGTTGATGGCGCTGTGGCTTCCTTTAAGAATGGTGAAAAGAAATCACCTTGGGATGTTCTTGGTACATTAAGCAAGAATGCTCCATCTGTTACTGGTACAACTATCTCATATACTGAGTATGACAAACTAACATCAGATGCTCTTTTGAATAAGACTGCTTCAGCCCTAGGTTACAACCCAGCATTATTTACTGAAAAAGATAGATTAGATTTCTTTAACAAGGTAAGTTCTGAGGCTAAGTTATCTGGTAGGACTGTTACCCGTAAGGCTAAAGATGGTGGCATTGAGCAGGTAACTACTCCATCACTATTTGATGCTAAGGCTTTTACTGAATCTTATGTATGGTCAAAGGCAGTACTTGGTAAGGCTGAGGATTTACCTAGTTCTGCAATTAAAACAATTAACAACGTTAAAACAATTCTTAAGTCTTATGGCTCAACAAATGTAACTAACCAAGAGATTGTAAAACTTGGTATAGATTTAGCCTCTGGTGCATTATCTCCAGAAAAACTTAAGTTAGAATTAAATGCTCAAGCACAAAAGTATTATCCAGCATTGGCTCCACGTCTTGCAGCAAATTCTGATTTAACTGTTTCTGATATTGCAAACCCTATTGTTTCTATATTGGCTAAGACCTGGGAGATGGACCCAAGTCTTTTAACTTTAGATAATCCAGAAGTTGATAGATTCTTAAGACCAGATGGTGTGGTTGGTAAGGCTCCACTTCCAACTACTGCTGATATTTATAACTATGCAATCTTTCATCCAAACGCAGAAAAAACATTTGCTCTTCAAACTAAAGCGAAAGAAGCAGCAATTGGTTTTGCCAGAGCATCAGGATTTGGAGTTTAATTAATGGCTGACGAACGCGATAAAATTAGAGCAGGATTAGGACTCCCACCAATATCTTCTTATACTGCTGCTACTGGACGAGATATGCCAAGCAATGTAGCACTTGTTGGTACTGAGTCTAAAGTTAGTGGTTTAACTATTACTGGAGCAGAACGCAATGCTGCCAAAGAAGCAGAGGCTATGTCTATTGGATATAGCAAAGAATATATTGCTTCTCGTGGCGGTATTAATACACAAGGATATTTTAATGATACACCTATATCTGGACAACTAACTGCTGAAGAACAAAAGCAAGTAAGAAAACCAGATGGTACTACTGATACCAACGCTATGGCTGCCGTCTTAATAAAGAAACAATATGATGAGGCTATTGCTGCTGGTGCTAATCCTGCAGAGACAGTAAGAAAACTTCAGGGACAATATGGCGACTTATTTAATATGTCAAGCCTACCAACAGATGAAACTGGTGGAATGGGTGGACTAGGGACTAGCCTAACTGGATTATCTTTCTTTGGTGATTTACCTGGTATGGGTATGGGTGGTACAAGAACAGGTGGGACAACAAGTGGAACAGGAACTGGCGGAACAACATTAAGTGCTGGCTTACCTGGTACTGGTGTAACTGGACCAACATTAGCAAAAGATGTATTTAAAACTACCCTTGGTTTATTTTTTGGTGCAGAAGAAGTTGCAAAACCTTGGGTTGACCAACTATATACATCTATGTCTAAGTTTTATAAGACAGGCGCAACAATTGATGAATCTTATAACTTAGCATTACAAGATGTTCGTAACAACCCTGAGATGGCTGACTTTACTAAGCGGTTCAAAGGTATCTATGACCTACAAGATTTACGTCAGGCTGGCAAGCCAGTAACTGTTCCTACAGTTGCTGAGTATGTTGGAACTCAATCAAAAATGGCAGATGTTCTTAGAGCAGCAAACCTTGGTGAGTTAGCAACTGAAGAATTTCTTACTGGAATAATTGGTAAGGCTATCCCAGCATCAGTATTTGCAGAGCGTGTTACTCAGATATTTGATAGAATTGATTTTGCTCCTAATGAAGTAAAAGAAACTATTAAGACTTACTATCCAAACTTAACTCGCACTCAAATTGCTAAAGCAATTATTGGTGGAGAAAAGAGCACTAAGGAACTAGCAAGAGAAATTGCTGGATATGAAGTTCTGACTGCTGCTCAACAACAAGGCTTAGGTGCTCAAACCCTTCCAGGTGGAGTAACTGTAGAACGTGCTACCGAACTAGGTGCTATGGGTGAGACATACCAGAGTGCACTTGGTAAATTCGGACGTGTAGCACAGGCACTTCCTACCGCAACTAAACTTGCAGGTATATCTGGAACAGAAGCATTAACACAGGCTGACTTAGAGAATATTGTTTTTAGAAACTCAGTCAGAGAAACACAAGCCTTAGAAGCATTAACTAAAGAAGAAGAGGCTCGCTTCGCAGGTAAAGCGGGCACTATAGGAAGCAAGTCATTTGCTTCACAAGCCAGAGGTGCTGGCTTAATCTAAATAGAATCCTTACGGACCCACCAGCCCCGTTAGCGTATAAGACTGGTAGCAGAAGCCAACCCATTACCCCGAATGGTCATTGTGGTCTGCGAACTAACAACGAATAGAAAGGGTGGTTGCTATGAGCAACAACAACATATGGGAAGATGAAGACGACGACCTAGATATAGATTCGTCTACCGACGGCGGTGACTTAGTAAAAAAGTTACGTAAAGCCAAGAGGTCAGATGAGAAACGTATCAAGGAACTTACTGAGCAACTTGAGACATATACCAAGGCGCAGCGTGAGCAAACCGTTAAATCAGTCCTAGAAAAAAAGGGTGTAAACCAAAAGGCTGCACGCCTAATCCTAAAAGATATAGAGGAAGTTAACGAAGAGTCAGTTTCTAACTGGCTTGAAGATAACGGAGACTTGTTTGGGTTACAGGCGCAAAACACCCCGCAAGTAGATGCAAATATTGCTGCATTACGTCAGCAAGACATCTTAACTCAGGGTGCTATTACTCCCGACAGAGCAGAAAATATCGAATCCAGATTGAACAATGCTTCATCTACGGAAGAGATTTTAGACCTGCTTCGTTCGCAGCAATAATTTATCCGTTCATAGTCAAAGGAGACTAAACAATGCCCAACCAATATACAGATACCTCTAGCACCTCGCTAGGCGGTACCGTAGGTGGTGCTGGTCTTGTACAGAAGGCGTATGACCGTCTTCTGGAATTCGCTCTCCGCGCCGAACCACTAATTCGTTCAGTCGCAGATAAGCGTCCAGCACGCCAAGCAATGCCAGGTCAAACAGTAGTACTACAAAAGTACACAGACCTTAGCGCTGCTACAGGTACTCTAACAGAGACAACTGACCCAGATGCAGTAGCATTATCTACTCCAACATCTGTAACAGTTACTCTAAATGAGTACGGCAATGCAGTTCTAGTTACACGTGCTCTTGAGTTATTCTCATTAGCAGATGTAGACCCTGCAATTGCAAATATTATCGCTTACAACTTGGCTGACTCAATTGACCAGGTTGCAATGACCACACTACGTTCTGGTACAAACAACATCTACTCAGGTTCCGCAACCTCTGTAGCAACTGTTGCAGCCACAGATACGATTACATCAGCAAACATCCGCAAGGCTGTTGCATTGCTTCGTTCTAACAAGGCTAAGGCACGTCGTGGTTCACTATACTGGACTGGTATTCACCCAGAAGTTTCACACGACCTTCGTGCTGAGACTGGAAACTTGGGCTGGAACTTCGTTCACGCACAATCAGACCCAGCAGTTAAGAACATCTGGGCTGGCGAAATTGGAGATTACGAAGGTTCATTCTTCGTAGAATCTTCACGTCTTTACAACGCAAAATCAGGTGCTAACCAAACCGCTCTTGCTACAACTGCAGTAACAGTTGCAGGAACTTCTGCTGGATTTACATTCGGCGTTGCTTCTTCTGCTGTTATCGCAACTCGTGCAGAGGTCGGAGATAAGGTTGCAGGAACAGGTATCGCTTCTGGCGCTCTTATTACTGCTATCTCAACATCTGGTTCAACAACAACTTTCACAGTTAATACTGCTAATACAGCAGCAGTAACTACTACAACAGTTGTAACCGTAACTCCAGTAACTCGTGTATTTGATACAATCGTTGCTGGTTCACAGGCTATGGCTGAGGCTGTTGCAGAAGAGCCACATATCGTTATTGGTAACGTAACCGACAAGTTAATGCGTTTCCGCCCAATGGGTTGGTACGGCGTACTTGGCTTCGCTGTTTACCGTGATGAGGCTCTATACAGAATCACATCTGGTTCTTCAATCGCTGCTCTTTAATTGATTGACTGCAGGATACTGTTCATACGGCGAATACGTTGCAGTATCTTGTGGTGAGTTCATTAGGAGGACTTATGACTGATTGGCTTTTTAAAACACCTACCACAATGGAAGGTCCAGCAGGACAGCACCGTCTTTTTGATTTCTTCAGATTAGACAGAGGCTTAACAATTGTTATGCAACCTAGTGGAACTTATAAACAAATTCGTTACCCATTAGATGAGGACCTATCACAATACCCACAGGTATATCGTGGTGGCTATGAGTATGTAGTAGATGATGTAACTAAGACTGCTCTTGAAAATGGAAACGTAGGAGTTACATCAGATAATTTCATAGCACAATAGGGGGAAGTATGGAATGCGACCACAAAAGTAAAGTTCTTGAGTGGGGTTATGAATTAAAAGATGGTCAGATGAACCAGTACGTATCCTTATATGGATGTACTGAGTGTGATGCTACTTCACCTAAACCATTTATAGGTAAAGAAGAATTTTTTACAATAGACCATAGCAATTGTCAGATAGACCCTTGTTTTGGATGCAAGGCTAAAGGGTTACAATTAAGTACTGGTGATGCTAATAGTCAATCTTTTATGAGCAAGAAGAAGTATAATAAAGAGATGGATGCTTATAAAGAAGCAAGACGCCAAGGCATACAGCCTGGTGGTACTACTATGAAAAAAATAGAAGCAGCACACAAGGCTTCCGAAAACTTAGGTAAACCTTACAATGGTAACTCAATGATTTCGGCAGAAAAGATAACACCAAAAACAGCAACTATAATGAAAGAGATAGGACAAATATAATGCCAATGGTAAACGGAAAAGAATTTTCTTACGGCAAAAAAGGAATGGCTATGGCAAAGAAAGAAGCCAAAAAGTCAGGTAAGAAAATGGTTATGAAGAAAACTGTTAAGAAAGTTGCAATGAAGAAAATGGGCAAAAAGAAGTAATGAAAAAGTCAGCAGCGAAAAAGAAGATTTCCAAGGTAATGAAAGAGTATAAGGCTGGGACTCTTAACATTGGTAAATCTAAGAAAATGGTCAAGTCTAAGAAGCAAGCAGTTGCTATTGCCCTATCTCAGGCTGGGATGTCTAAGAAGAAAAAGAAGTAATGTCTTCGGGTCAACGCAAGCGTCACGACGGTTGGAATAAATCAATTATGCGAGATGGTGTAATTGTTATTCTTCGTAAGGATGGACGAGAGAAAGTTCGTCTTGACCCAAAGACCAAAGAAATTACTAAGGGGAAATAAATGAAAGACTCAAGATTAAAAAGAGCAGGAGTATCTGGTTTTAATAAACCAAAGAGAACTCCTAGCCATCCTACTAAGTCACACATAGTTGTGGCTAAAGAGGGAAGTCAAGTAAAGACTATCCGTTTTGGACAACAAGGTGTAACTGGGGATAAGAAACCAACGGCTCGTCAGAAATCTTTTAAAGCACGTCATAAAGCAAATATTGCTAAAGGCAAAATGTCTGCAGCATACTGGGCAGATAAGGTGAAATGGTGAAAAAGAAAAAATTTTGGGAAAAGAAAAACCCTAATAAGAAATCTACTCCACTAACTCCAGCACAAAAGGCTAGAGCAAAAGCAAGGGCTAAAGCAGCAGGTAGACCATATCCAAATTTGGTAGATAACGCTGCGGTAAAAAGAAAGGCTAAATAATGGCAGGTACAGCAGGTAGTTCGTTCGTAGATGAACTTAATCGTCTTGCAAATGGTGGAACTTATCCAGTTCTAACTTCATATTTAGCAGCCGTTGGTGCTGCAAATGATTGGGCTGGAACATCTGGCAAGGCATTAATTGGTGCTCTTAATTACAAAGCAGACGCTAACCGTCAACCTAATAACTATAAGGCTCTTAATGCTATTTGTAATGAGTTGGCTGGGACAACAAATTTATCAGCAGTTGACGCATTGAGGAGCATCTAATGGCAACCACACTATCAAGTCTTATTGATGAAGTATTAATGAACTTGTCTGGATATACTTTCCAGCAAGAGCGTTCTACATACTTATCATCTGCAGTTACATCTACTACATCACCTAGTAGCAATCCAACTATTCTAAGTTTGGGTTCTACTGATAACGTAGGTAAAGGTGTACTTGAAATTGATAGTGAATTGCTTTGGGTTGACTCTTTTGACCGCGTTGCTAATACTGCAACTATTGCTCCATACGGTAGAGGCTATCTAGGTACTAGTGCTACTACTCACGCTATAGATACCAAGGTTACAATCTCTCCAATTTTTCCACGATTCTCAATACAGAGGGCGATTAACGACACAATTAATGCAATGGGTTCACAGTTGTTGGCTGTTAAGCAAACTACATTTACCTACAATGCAGCAGTAAATACTTATGGATTTAATAATTTAGACATTGACCGCATTATTCGCCTTGACTGGCAAGATGTTGGTCCTACAGAAGAATGGATTCCAATACGACGTTGGGACTTTGATTCATTCGCAGACTCAAGTGTCTGGGGTAGTGGTGCTCAAACAGTAACTATCTCAGATTATATTACAGCAGGTCGTACAGTTAAAGTTGTTTACCTAACTACACCTGACACCTTTGTAAACGCTAATGATGTTTACACAACCGTTACTGGTTATGCTGAGTCATCTAAAGATATTGTTGTTCTAGGTGCTTCATATAGATTATTAACATATCTTGACCCAGCAAGAGCAGGTCAGGTCAGCCCACAGGCTGATGAGACAGATGGCAAGCGTCCATACAACGCTGCAGCCAGCGCAACAAAACAACTTTATGCACTTTATTCTCAACGTCTAAAAGAAGAGATTGCAGCAATACAAGGTCAATATCCCCCACGAGTTCACTACAGCCGATAGGAACATAAATGCCAACTCGCCAATACTCATCCCGCTCACAGCAGTCAACTCTGACTACAGCAATTACTGCTGGTACAACTTCAATAACTGTTGTATCAGGCTCCGCCTTATTGGGTGGTGTAACAATTCCAGCAGGAAGAACCTTCACACTAGTTATTGACCCAGATACCGCTATTGAAGAAATTGTAGATGCGACTTCGGTATCCACTAACACCTTTGTAATTACTCGTGCTATTGACGGTTCATCCGCTCAAGAACACTCAGCAGGTGCAGTTGTCAGACATATGGCAATTGGTCGTGATTATCGTGATGCTAACCTACACACACAAGCAAGTGCTTCATACAATGATGGTGCAGGTAATGCACAATCTATGCACGGTATTGCCTCTGGTGAAGGTTCTGTAGTAGGTACAGATAAAGCCCAAACCCTTACAAACAAAATTTTAACATCTCCAACTATTAGCGACCCAACTCTTACTGGTACCGCTAGTGCTGGAGCAGTACTTGTATTTGAAGGAACTACAGCAGATACCTTTGAAACCACTCTGACCGTAGTTGACCCTACTCAAGACAATACGGTTACAATACCTAACACAACAGGTACAATAGTTATTGCTAATGCTGTTCAGACATTAACCAATAAGACTATTGATATGACTGGTGTAACTCTTACTGGTCTATCTAGTGCAGGTATGGTTTCAACTTCTGCTACCCCAAAGGATTATGTAGATGCTATTTTAGGTTCTGCAACTGCAGCAGCAACCTCAGCAGCAAGTGCTGCAGCAAGCGCTTCTGCTGCTGCTACCTCTGCTACCTCTGCTTCTAACTCAGCGAGTGCAGCCTCATCAAGTGCCTCTGCTGCTGCTACTAGCGCAAGTAGCGCTTCTACCTCTGCCTCTGCTGCATCTACTTCAGCAACCTCTGCTTCTAATTCAGCCTCTGCTGCTGCTACTTCTGCAACTTCTGCTAGTAATAGTGCAAGTGCTGCAACAACTTCTGCAACATCAGCATCTAACTCAGCAAGTGCAGCATCAACATCTGCTACCTCTGCTGCAGCAAGTGCAAGTGCCGCTAGTACATCCGCCTCAAGCGCAAGTACATCAGCCTCATCTGCAGTAACCTCTGCTGACTCAGCAGCCACATCTGCCTCAAGTGCTGCTGCTTCTTATGACAGTTTTGATGATAGATACCTTGGTGCTAAGGCATCTGACCCAACCGTAGATAATGATGGCAACCCACTAATTACTGGTGCCTTGTATTTCAATACAACCCTACCTGCTATGAAGGTTTATACAGGAAGTGCTTGGCAAATTGTTGCTGCCGATACATCTAACTTCGTAGATAAATCTCTATGGACTGGTAAGGGTTCTTTAGTTGGTGCTTCAGCATCAGCCACCCCAGTAGGTCTAACTGCACCATCTACTGATGGTTACGTCTTAAGTTATAGCAGCGCTGCTACTAGTGGTCTTGCTTGGATTGCTAATGATGTTGGTGACATTACTGGCGTAACTGCTGGTACTGGTTTATCAGGTGGTGGTACCTCTGGAACCGTAACCTTAGACCTAGCCAATACTACAGTAACTGCTGGAGCATATACTTACACAAGTTTAACTGTTGATGCTCAAGGTCGTATAACTGCAGCATCAAGCGGAACTACTCCAGTAACTTCTGTTACTTCAGCAAGCACAACAAGAATTTCTGTTGGCGGTACGGCTACTGCCCCGACAATAGATTTAAGTACTAGCGGAGTAACTGCTACTACTTATACCCTCTCTACTATTACCGTAGATGCTTACGGTAGAATCACCTCTGCCTCCACAGGAGTCGCAGCAGGTGAAACATTTAATCCACTACTACTGATGGGAGCCTAACTTGGCTGCAACATATAAAGTCCTGGGTCAGGTAAACCCAGCAGCAACAACAGCAACAACGGTATATACCGTGCCTTCGGCAACAGAAACTGTAATATCAACTATTACGATTGTTAATGGTGGTGCTTTTCCAAGCACATACCGTATTGCGGTAAGACCTAATGGGGAAACTTTGGCTACCAAACACTATATAGCCTATGATGCTACAATAGCCCCACAAGATACAGTAACACTAACACTAGGAATAACCCTAGATGCTACAGATGTTGTTACTGTTTTTGCAGGACACGCCTCAATGGTATTTAACGTATTTGGAAGCGAGATTGCGTAATGGCAAAAAAATATGAAATTCGTAGGAAAAGAAACTATGCAAGACCTACTTCTCCAACTACATCAACTGCTTCAACATCTGCAGATACAACCGTAGTAACAGTTTCATATACCCCAAGCACATTTGGTCCTAGTGCTGCATCTTATTTAGTTACTGGAACTTCAACTACTGGTTCAACAGTAAGTACATCAATTACTACATCACCAACTACTGTTACTGGATTTACAGGTGGTGCAACATATACTATTACATTAGCAGGACAAAATTACAATGGCGTTGGTGCTGCTATTACGGCTGCTACAGGATTAGTTATTCCTAGTACTTACTCTCTCGCTCAGACATTTAATTCATCTGGAACATACACTATTCCTGCTGGTATGACTTCTATTGCTGGTTATGTTATTGGTACTGGCGGAGGAGGAGGCGGTGGTGGAGGTCGTTGGTCTGGTGGTCTTAGAGAAGGTGGTGGCGGTGCAGGTGGTGGTTCTGCTGGTATTTCTGGATTTAAAGACTTTACGGTAACTCCTGGTTCAACAGTAACAATTACTATTGGTACTGCTGGGAACGGCGGTGGTGGTGGTTCACAATCTGGTTCAGGTAATGCTGGTGCTCAAGGTAATACTGGTGGAGTAACTAAAGTTACTTATAGCGCTGTAGATATTGCTACTGCTAATAGTGGTACTGGCGGTGCTGGTGGTAACGCTGGTAGCAACTCAGGTCCTGGCAATACAGGTTCTACTGGTGGTGCAGGTGGTACTGGTTCATCCAATGTTGCTGGTGCTGTAAGTGTTACTGGTATAACAGGTGGACAACAATCTAGTCCTAGTGGTACAAATCAAAGTTCAAATACAAATATTTCTGCTGGTGGTGTTAATGCAATAGTTCCATCTAATACCGCTTATGGTAGTGGTGCTGCTGCTGCTGGTCAAAATTCTAATGCTGGAACTCCTGGTGGAGGTGGTGGTAGTGCTGGTCCTGCAAGGACTCCTAACACAGACCCAACTGGAGGTAGCGCAAATGGTGTAGGTGGCGGGGCAGGTGGAGGCGGTCAAAGTGGTGAAAACTCTGCAACTGGCGGTACTGGTGGCTCTGGTGGTGCTGGTCAAATAATTCTTTATGTTAAGTAGAAAAGGATAAATATAAATGGCAACAGGTAATATATCAGGTGGCGGTAGAAACTACGCAAAACCTACGAGTCCTACTACATCAACTGCTTCAACAGCAGCAGATACTACAAGTGTAACTATAACTTATACTCCTAGTACACTAGGTCCTGCAGCAACTTCTTATTTAGTTACTGGAACATCTACTACTGGTGCAACAGTTAGCACAGCATTAACTACTTCACCTACTACAGTAACTGGATTTAGTGGCGGTTCTACATATGCAATTAGCATAGCAGGACAAAATTATAATGGTCCTGGTGCATCAATTACTGCTGCTGCTAGTTTAGTTATCCCTCAAGTTTATGCACTTCAAGCAACTTACAATACTAGTGGTTCATATACTGTTGCTTCTGGTGTTACCAAAATTGCTGCTTATATTATTGGAGCAGGCGGTGGAGGCGGTGGCGGAGGTCAATCAAACGCAGGTGGTCAAGCAGCACACGGTGGTGGTGGTGGTGCAAGTGGAGCCATTGTTGGCTTTAAAGATTTTACTGTAACGGCTGGACAAACAGTAACTATTACAGTAGGTAGTACTGGTTCTGGAAGTACTACTAATAACAGTACAGGTGGAGGAATAAGTAAAATTACCTACGGTGGAACCGATATTGCTACTGCTAACGGTGGTGGGGCTGGTGGCACACTTAGTGGTGGCAGTGCTGGAACTGCAGCATCCAATGTTGCTGAGGCTATAACTGTAACTGGAGTAGCAGGTCCTAATGCTGTATCACCTAGAACTGGTTCTGCACAAACATCAAATTCAAATATTACTGGCGCTAGTGCTATTACTGCAATTCTTCCATCAAATACTGCTTATGGTTCTGGTGGTGCAGGTGGTGGTACTAATGACCCAAGCGTTGCTGGTGGTGCTGGCGCAGGTGGTGGAGGTAATGGCGGTACTGGTGGCTCTAATGGCGGCGGTGGTCAAGCAGGTAATGCTGCAACAGGTCTTGGCGCAGGTGGCGGTGGAGGCGGTGGCGGATTTAGTGGCGCAAATCCACAACAAATTGGTGGCGTAGGTGGTAATGGTGGTGCTGCAAGAATTATACTTTATATAGCATAAACTAAATAAGGGGACAATATGAAAGAAATAACATTTACTAATGTGCTTGGGTTGGATTTTTTTCCACCTAAGCCAGCAGTAAAAGAAGTACCAGAATGGTATAAAAATACACCAGAGTATATTGGTGATAAAGGTAAAAAAATTGATGGCACAAATACACCACATACAATTAAAAAATGTATACCTGTATTTGATGCTATAACTGCTGGGTATATTCTTTATACTCAAGTAGATATACAAGTATCACAGGCTGATGACTTACCTTACTATACTTGGTCAGACCAAGGTGCTATTTCTTTTCATCCAATAGAACAAGCCCCATTACATCCAGTAAGAAATGAAGCACCATATCCTAAGTGGAATAATCCTTATGCGATTACTACCCCACCTGGATACTCAGTTTTATTTACACAACCAATGCATAGAGAATCTGTGTTTACTATCCTTGAAGGAGTAGTAGATACCGACCAATATAAAGCCCCAGTTAATTTTCCATTTGTATTAAACGATACCAAATGGGAAGGCATAATCCCAGCAGGAACTCCAATGGCTCAGGTAATACCATTTAAGCGAGAGTCTTGGGAGCACAAGATAGGCTCTGATAAAGAGCGACAAGAGCAAGATAAGATAACTAGAAAGTTAAAGACATTATTCTTTAACTCTTACAAACGACAATTCTGGTCACGAAAGGAATATAAATAATGGCAAACTTTGCTGTAATCAAAGACGGAATCATTGAGAATTGCATAGTAGCAGATTCTTTAGCGATTGCTGAAGAAGTAACAGAGGCTACCTGCATTGAGTACACAGTACCTTCAATCGGTGGAACCTATGTTGATGGTAAATTTATCGCTCCAGCAGGAGAGTAAGGAACAAAATGTCAGACACATCCATAACCCTATTCAGAGGTGCAGCAGCAACCTCTAGCACAACTCTATACACAGCCCCAGCGAGTGTAGCCGTAGCCGTAACTAACATTGCTATTGTTAACGACTCTGCATCTGCTGTTACTGCAACTATAAATCTAGCCACTTTCCCTTTACTAGGTGGTATATCAGTTGGTGCTAACTCTACGCAGTTTGTTGACCTAGAGCAGATTATTTACAATGGTGAAACTATTACTGGTTCTGCATCTACAACTACAGTTGACTTCCATATTGCAGGTTACGAGGTTTACTAATGGCAGGTATATTAGTTCCTAGTGGCAGTTGGATTAACTTTACACCTACTTTTACTAATTTAACTGTTGGTAACGCAACACTTACTGGAAAATACATAAATGTAAATAAGAGAGTTTTTTTCTATTTACAGGTAATTTTTGGCTCAACGACTTCTATGGGAAATGATGCAAATTTTACTTTACCAGTTGCAGCGGCAAGTACCGCAGCATCTCAAGGCGGTATTTATCAAATAACTTTCCAAGACCACGGTGTAGGAACTTTCGTTGGTGCAATACAAGCACTAAACAATACAACAACAACTGTTAGATTTGGTGGCGTTCTCACCAATTCTACTTATGGTAGTTATGCACCAACTACTTCAACCGTTCCTATTGGTTGGGGTACAAATGATTCAATTTATATTAGCGGAATGTATGAGGTAGCATAATGACTAAAGAAGAATTAGTGGCACAATGTCTTACAGATAATCCTGTAATGATTCAAACTATAAATGATGTTGAGCGTGAACTATCAGAAGAGGAACGCATTGAAGCAGCAAATGCTTGGGCTGATATGCGACTAGCACAGATTGCTTTAGAAGAACAACTAGCAGCCGAAGCAGTAGCCAAGGCAACAGCCGAAGCAGCAGAAGAAGCAGCAAAGCAACAGGCATTTAATGATGCCGTATCAGCAGCAGTTGCTGCAGCATTGGCAGCACAACAAGCACCACAAGAATAACTAACAAGGGGACACAATGATTAAACCAAACGAAACAGTATCTATTGGCTGGTGCGACAATGGCACAACTGACGGTAAGTTTACCGAAGGGTTAATGACCGCAGCACTTGCTGGTCCAAACAACGGTACACCCATAGCAAGTTCTATTAGAGTACAAGGCAATCAGATAGGCAGACAAAGACAAGTTCTATTTGATTACTGGGCAGATAACCTTAAGACCGATTGGTTACTTTGGGTTGACTCAGATATTGTCTTGACTATTGATGTACTACAAAAACTATGGAAGACTGCAGATAAAGTTAACAGACCAGTAGTAAGTGGTGTTTACTTTATATCTAAAGATAACGAAGGTTCTTTAATGAAACCTTATCCAGTTCTGTTTAATGATGTATCTGAATATCAGATTCAATACTTACACCCACTACCAGATAATGAAGTGGTTAAGTGTGACGCTGCAGGATTTGGTCTAGTCATTATGCACAAGTCAATAGTTGCAAAGATGAGACAAGCACATCCTAATCAGTCTATGTTTCTTGAGACTGCTGGTAGTGCTAAGGATGACCAGTTTATCGGTGAAGATATTATCTTCTTCCGAAAGATGAAGGCAGCAGGTATTCCGCTTCACGCACATACTGGAGCATTAGTTAAACATATTAAAAGATTCAGTCTTGACTTTGATTACTATGCCCTTTACTGGACTATGGACCAAATCAAGAAACAAACGGAGCAAAAACAAAAAGAAGTCTAAGGAGTCTAAGTGGCTGGTCGTGATATTACCGAAGGTCGTGCTACCCGTGCTATTGCTGTTAACGTTGGTATTGATGCAACAACATCAATCTGGCAGAACACAGATATTGCTTATGATACTGCTATTGGTGGTATGCCTTTTATCTATGCTATTAGCGACTCAAGACCGTACATTAGACAGACTGCTCCATTTCGTAAAGACCAATTTGATAATCAAACCGAACCTGGTGAGCAAAGCCTAACTGGTTGGTGGATTAGAAGTCAGTCATCTTTCCACTATGGAGATGGAATAACATTCTATGACCCAACCTCATCTAACTCTGGCTCACCTGAACACTATCGTTATGCTGAGTCTAAAGGTTTAAATGTCTGGGACATTGGACAAGTAACTTTACTTAATGATGTAGATGCCCAACACATTACAACTGGTGCTACTCAATCTAATGGTAAAGTCAATCAAAAATTACGTTCTATTGAATGGAACGATACATCTGGTGTCTTACTTAAAGATGAATATGATGTAGATAAAATTTCATCAACTGGAACAGTAACTCATTTTGTTGATTATAACGCTGATAGTGATTATCCTGTTTTTGATATTTGTGATGATGGTACTACTGCGTACTGGGTAACTAACCTTCTTAATGCAGGAACTCCAAGACTAAGAGTTTACAATAAACCCCTAACTGGTACTTCAGCAAGCACGGCTGATGTTACTTTAATGTTTAGCGATAATAATATTACTATAAATAATGCAGTTATGGAATTTGTTAAAGAACGTATTGTTATGTGCGTCAATAATAAAGTCTATGAGTTTGCACCAAATGCTTCGGCTATGCCTACAGCCCTATACACACATCCTTCTACTGCCCACGTATATACAAGCGTTGCTGCATCTGGAACATCTATCTATGTATCTGGATACAATGGAATTCAATCTACAATATTAAGATTTACTTTATCTTCTGCTGGTGTAATGCCTACCTTAACTTCTGCAGTAGTTGCTGCTGAGTTTCCAGTAGGTGAGATAGTACATAAAATTCATTACTACTTAGGTTATATGATAATTGGTACTAATCTAGGTGTTCGTGTGGCACAGGTATCAGATGATGGAAGTATTAACTATGGTCCACTTATTGTACAAACCACCCAACCTTGCTATGACTTTGCAAGTAGAGACCACTATGTCTGGTGTGCAACTAGCGTAGATGGTGAGCCTGGTCTTATTCGTATTGACTTAAGTGCTGAGATTGAAACCTTACGTTTTGCTTGGGCTAACGACCTTTACTACACAGGAGTAACTGGACATCAGACAACTTCCTGTGCTTTTGCAAATAGTACTGACCAACTTTGGTTTGCAACTACAGCCAATACCGTAGGTGGAACTATTACCAATAAGGCAATGACAGCAGGTGTTGCTACCCTTACAACCGCCTCTGCTCACGGACTTGTGGCTGGAAGTTCTGTATGGGTACAAGGTGTAGATGCCAACTTTAACTCAACTACAAGTGCTTGGACTTTAACCTCAGCAACTACTACAACCTTTACATACACAAGCGCAGTTACTGCAACTGTAACATCAACAGCAGTAACCTCTACAACTGCCTTGGCTAATGTACCTGGTTCAACTTATTCTGAAGATGAAACACAATTAGCACCTACTGGCTATTTACAAACTGGTTTCATTAGATACAACACATTAGAACCTAAGAATTATAAACGTCTTGTTGCTCGTGGTGACTTTACCTACGGCTCTATGACTTTAGAAACAGTTGATGCAGATGGTACAGAGTATGACCATATCTCATATGACTCATCTGTGCCCCCTGTTGAGGTATCAACTAACCAACCACAAGATGCTCAAGAGTATGTGGCTTACAAGTTTATCTTTTATCGTGATGGAACAACTGCATCACTAGGTCCTATTATGAAGGGCTATCAGGCGAAAGCAACTATTGCTACACCTCGCCAAAGAGTAATGAGATTTCCCGTTTATTGTTATGACGTGGAGACAGACCGATACAATGTACAAGTTGGTTATGAAGGCAGAGCCTTTGACCGCATCTCTCAACTAGAATCTATTGAAGAGAATGGTGACGTTGTAACGTGGCAAGACTTAACGACTGGCGAATCTCGTCAATGCGTTATTGAACAAATTTCATTTACACGACTCACTCCTCCTGACCGAGGCTTTACTGGTTATGGTGGAGTCATTGACATAACTATTAGAACGGTATAACACTATGACACCTATTGATTGGGCTACCTTTGGAGTAGCAATAACCACCCTTATTGGTACGCTAGCCTTAACAGTAAGACACTTGGTTAAATATTATCTATCTGAACTTCGCCCCAATGGAGGCTCAAGTTTAAAAGATAAGGTCAATCAATTGGATGAAAAAGTGGAATTTTTAACAGACCTAGTATTGCAAGCATTAAAGAAATGAGTACCAATGACTGTTGCAAAGAAAGCCACACCTGCTGCAATTGCTGTGCTGCGCCAAGCGACGGCGTTAAGACCGAAGCGCAAGAAAGCCTCAGATGGGCTTCTTCCCTCTGCTGCTCACCTAACACAGAGTCCTAACTCTGACCACAATACTGGGTATGCAGTTGATTTAACTCACGACCCTAAGAATGATATTGATTGTTTTGATATATACGAGAAGTTAAAGTCAGACCCTAGAGTTAAGTATCTAATATTTACTGGTAAAATTTGGTCAATTAAAAATGGTGAATCCAAATATACTGGAAGTAATCAACATAATAAACATCTACATATTTCCATCAAAGATAACTGCGGTAATGACACATCACCTTGGTTTGCCTGGATGGGAAAAGCACCAACACTAAACAAGGTGGTAGCCTCGATAAAGCCACTACCAAAAAAGGAGAACAAATGAAAGATTTAATTGCTAAGTTAAAGAGCAAGAAGACTAAGGCTGCAGTCAAGTCTTATCTTCGTGCAGTACTTGCATCAGCAGTAACATTGGGTCTAGCACTTGCTGCTGACCTTGCTCCAGAACAAGCAATCTTAATCGGCTCTATTGCTGGACCATTGGCTAAATGGGCAGATAAGACCGAAAAAGAGTACGGTCTAGGAGCCAAGTAGTACCCCTTTAAAAGCCTTCCAAGGCACCTTAGAAAGACTTTTACCCCTTCACTTAGTAGAAATACTAGGTGAGGGGGTCTTTTTCTATTTTTAAGACCCATAATTGCCAGTTTCTTTTGACTGGTAACCACTCTCCGTCGTGCCTTTCTAAGAAAGAATTGATGCCAGGCATAGGACGGTTAGCATCACCCTTACCATCACTCCATTCGTAATCATCAAAGGCTAAAATTCCACCCGTCTTAAGACATAACCAAGACAACTCAGCATCAAGTAATGTTCCTATTGCTGTATGGTCAGCATCAATGTAGATGAAGTCGTAATGATTAAGTTCTGCTTGACGCAAGAAACTAATAGTTGTTCCCTTAACCTTGGTTAAGTTTTTATATTCTTTAGTTTTATAATCGTATTCTGACTCTACATCTGAGAAGTTCATCTCGTGATGTTCTTTCTCATCTGAACCCTGCCAAGTATCAACATCAGTCAGGTGAGATGAAGGGTGAGTTAAGATGTTATCTAGTAACCACACGCTAGCGTCACCAGTAAATGCTCCTAGTTGTAGGAAGTTTAGGTCTGGCTTACCAGCCATTCCAGATATTAATTCTTTAAAGTTTTCTATTGCTTGACTAGATGCAAACCAATTAGGAAACTCAGGCATTCTTAGACACGACTCGCTGATAATTGTTCAACTTGTTTTCCCCTGTCTTTAGTGTATAATTGAGATATATTATAGCATATATATAGGGGCGAAGCCCCTTATATAATATATATTATAATATATAAATAGGTTTACCTAAGCCTCTAGTCGAGTACTCTCCTGTCCTCCTAGGGGTTTAGGTAATACAATTAGACAGGAGAAAATTAATGCTTCAATTAGGTGATTATAAATTACCTGCACATATAAGTTACTCAGCATTCACAACTTACCTAACCTGTGGTTATCAATACTATCTAGGTCGTTTAATGCAACTACCCGAAGAGCCAAGCATTTGGTCTGCTGGTGGTAGAGCATTTCACCACGCTGCAGAATTGTGGGATTTAGAAAATGAGTAATGCTTATTGGGATATTGCTTGGTTAAAAGAAACTAAAGACTTAGATTTTTCTAAAGCAAGAGTTGCAGGTCGCTCAACTAAGGCTAACCCCGACAGAGAAGATGCTGTTTGGTGGATAAACCAAGGTTCAATATGGGTAGATAATTATATTTTATGGAGAAAGAATAATCCTGACTGGAAAATATGGCGCACACCTGAAGGTGCGAAGGCAGTCGAAATAGAACTCAATCCTGTTATCGCAGATGTTCCTGTGAAGATGGTGATTGATAGAGTCTTTGAAGTTAACGGTCAACTTGTGATTGTGGACTTGAAGACAAGTGCAAGAAGACCTGTATCTGATTTGCAACTTGGTTTCTACAAGGTTGGACTTGAGATGCAGTTCGGAATAGAAGTCAATTTAGGAAACTACTGGATGAGCCGTGAGGCTGGGACAGGAGAGATGATTGACTTAAGTAGGTATACACTTTCAATGCTTGAATATATGGTGTCGGGCTTTGATAAGGCACGTAAGGCTGGTGTATTCTTACCTAACCTATCCAGTTGCAGTTTCTGTGGACTTACAGAACATTGCACATTTACGAAAGAGAAATGATGACTACAAACATCAACATATCGGGTCAAGATATTCTTGTTGCTCTTGACTTGAAAGTAATAACACAAGACGAAGCCCGACATATGTTTGGCTTTGATACCCCAAAGGAGAACGCAAGTGAGTAACGAAGACTGGAAACTGCAAGTTTCTATCCGCACAAGTGATAGTCGTGATTCAGATATGATTAACATTCGTGCAAATACTGCTGATGAACTCAGCGTATTACTTGAAGGCATAAGTGATTACTCAGCACAAGTTGCAGCAACTGCAAAGATGGTGCGTGGTGCTTATAACCTAGCCCCTTTGGGGACGCCCGCTACAACTCCAAGCACTTTGCCGTCCACTACCTCCGCTCCAACCCAGGGGTCGGCTCCATCAGGTACAAGTAGCCCAACCTGTGTACACGGCGCAAGAATTTTCCGTAGCGGTGTATCAAAGAAGAATGGACAACCGTATGCATTTTGGTCTTGCCCTGAACCACAGGGTGCGACTCAATGCAAACCAGTTAACTAAATAGAATTAGAAGAGGGGTAGTTATGGGGGAAGTGACTGCCTCTCTTCTAACTTAAGACAGGAATATAATGATTGAAATACTTTGGCAATTAGAAATGTACTTATTAGATTTAGAAATGTACAAATTTATTTTAGAATGTTTTATCAAGTTCGGATTAAATAATTGAAGACACTTGTCCGTTCCGTAGGAAGAGCGGATATAGGTGGCGAACCGTTGCCCTCTGTGTTCAAGGCTTTTGATTCCAATAAAATAATTTTCCGTCGAGCAGAGGTATCTATGCTTGCTGGAACGCCTGGTGTTGGTAAGTCTACGCTTGCCTTAGCCTTGGCACTTAAGATGAAAGTTCCAACACTTTACATCTCAGCAGATACTAACGCACATACTATGGCTATGCGCCTTGCATCAATGATTAGTGGCAAAAACCAGAGTGATGTAGAACAACTACTTCAGAATGATTTGGGCTGGACCAAAGCCACTCTTGCAAAGGGTAGCCATATTGTGTGGTCTTTTGAATCAAGTCCATCACTACAAGATATTGATGAAGAGGTACAAGCCTTTGAAGAACTATGGGGTTGTCCTCCTGTTGCTATCTTTGTAGATAATTTAATGGATATTGCAACTGATGGCGGTGAAGAGTTTGCTTCAATGCGAGCCATTATGAAAGAGTTAAAGTTCTTAGCACGTCATACTAACGCTGGAGTTATTGTTCTTCACCATACCAGCGAGGCAGTAGAAGGTCGTCCTTGCCAACCACGTTCTGCATTACAAGGAAAGGTAGCACAACTACCAGCCTTGATTGCAACACTTGGTGTGGTAGGAACATCAATGGCTGTAGCACCAGTAAAGAATCGTTACGGTAGGGCTGATGCTAATGCCAATATAAATGTGTGGCTTGCATTTAATCCTGAGTATATGTATATGGATGATATTCCAGAAAGCGTGTAGAGATATGATTGCAGAAGAGAATGATATGACACAAGAAATTCGTCAACTTGTGATTCTTCAAACCAAATCAGAAATAGATATGGCAGTTAAAAGGATTGAGGAAGCAAAGATTCCAGTCAAAGATGAGTGGAGTGAAGGCTTGAATATGGGTATGGATTGGGCTATTCGTATTCTTAAAAAAGATAAAAGTGCGTCTTAAGTGGTAGAGTTAAAGTTAACGCCTGAAGAAATTGAATCTTCTTTGCAATTTGTTGATGCAATGCGTAAAGATAAACAAGAGTTCAATGTTACTGATAAAAAGTTTGATGCCAACAATACATCTTGGGCTGTCAATCTTATGGGTTACCTAGGTGAACTGGCTGCTGCCAAGGTATACAAAACCACAACTGACGATAGAGTTCTAACTGGTGGTGATGCTGGGCACGATTTAGTTATAGATGGTAAGACTTATCAAGTCAAGACTACGGTAACCAAAGAACTTATATTCAATAGCAAAGAATTATTTACAGCAGATTATGCAATACTTGTGACTCTTATTGGAGATAGAACTCAACCACATATTAATTCAAGGTTCATAGTGTGGGGTGATATATCAAGAGATAAGTTTCTTAAAGTATGTTATGAAAAAGATTTTGGTTATGGTGTTAGATATGTATGTGAGATAGATGATTTAATTCAGGTTACAAATGGCTAACCCAAATGGACGTAAAGGTTCAAAGTTTGAGATAGATGTCCTCAAGTTTTTTAGAAAGACAGGGCTTTGGATAGAGAGATTAACCAAGGCTGGGGCTAATGATGAGGGTGATTTAGTTACTATTATTGCTGGTAAAACCTACATCTTAGAACTTAAGAATGTAAAAAAGATTGATTTACCTAGGTTTTGGGAAGAGGCAGAAGTAGAAGCAATTAACTACGCCAAGGCTAGGGATTTACAGGAAGTTCCGCTTCATTATGTTATAGTTAAGCGCAGGAATACATCAATAGATAGGGCTTGGGTGGTCCAAGATTTAACCCAATGGTTAAAGGAGAAAACAGAAAATGGTGATAACAATTGATAACGACCTACCAAGCATCAAAGAAATCCTCATACATTACGGAGCAAAGTTCAGAAACAATCACGGTCAAGTCAACCTCCGTTGTCCATTCCACTCAGACACCCACCAGTCTGGAAGTGCAAACCTTGATAAAAATATTTTTATATGTTTCGCCTGTGGAGTACAGGGAAATAGTTTACAAGTCATTTCAAAGTACGAAGGAGTAAATATTCGTGAAGCAAAGCGTATCGCAGAAGGAATTGTTGGGGAAAGCAACGGAGAAGTACAGTCAAAACATTTATCAGGCGGAAGATTACCTAAGGCAAAGAGGAATTCCACTAGAAGTAGCACGGCTGGCGCGATTAGGCGTAGTCGCGGAGCCTGAACTTGGGCACGAAGCATTCATTGGAAGGTTATCTATCCCGTATATCACCAAGACTGGTGTTGTTGACTTGCGATTTAGGTCTCTTAATCCTGCTGTTGAGCCTAAGTATATGGGGTTAACTGGTGCAGAAACTAAAATGTACAACGTGCTTGATGTTGATAAGGCTAACGATATTATCGGAGTGTGTGAGGGTGAACTAGATACTCTTACTATGTCTGCTTGTGTTGGCATTCCTTGTGTTGGTGTACCTGGTGCTAACTCTTGGAAAAAACATTACACAAGATTGCTTGCAGATTTTCAGAGAGTCTTTGTCTTTGCAGATGGCGACCAACCTGGCACAGAGTTTGCCCGTAGTCTGGCTCGTGAACTACCCGTAACTATAGTACAAATGCCTGACGGTGGAGATGTTAACTCTGTCTATGTATCAGAAGGTGCTGACTTTATATTAAGGAAAGTAAATTCATAATGCTAGACGATTACCATTGTGAAAACTGTAATAGAAGTTTTGATAATGGCTTCGAGTTCGTTGAACACTTTATGGAAGAAGAGTGTGATGATGTCTTTGACCCTTATCTAATCCTACCTAATGGGGTTAAGTTACAGGTCGGTTCATTACTCAGATTTATTTTTGACCACGCCGAACAACCTGAACAGATTAGAAAGATAAGTGAATCTACTTATGTGACTTTATTTGCAGCAGAAAATCAGGCAGAAGAAGTAGAAGAAATGATTAAAGATATGGTGGTTAGTTCGGAAATGTTGAAGTTTGATGATAGTCTTAAGACACTATTAGAACAGGCAGACCCAGATGATATTGAAGGAGAACAAGATGGTGAGTAATAGTTCAAACAAATTTGAAAAAGATGTAAGAGCAGTAATGCAAGAGTTGGGTGACTTGTTGATTCAGAAACATTATGACTATGGTCCTAAGAATATTGCTGAGTCTCCTGGTGGTCCAATCAACGGATTACGTGTGCGTATGTGGGACAAACTAGCCCGTATTAATAACTTATTTGATAAGAAAAGAGAAGCAGTAAATGAACCACTAGAGGATTCATTTAAAGACTTAGCAAACTATGGAGTCATAGGGCTTTTAGTCTTAAGAGATAAGTGGGATAAGTGAGAGAGCAAGAACTATTTGATTGGCTTAAAGTAGAATACTTTCCAGACCTTGAACATTCTCCAAATGAATATGATGGATTTGATTGTATAACTGCAGAGAATAAAATGTTTATAGAGTTAAAGTCAAGGCATACTCACTACCCAACCCTACTTATTGAGAAGAAGAAGTATGATTTTTTATTGGAAAAATCTTCCGTCTTAAGTTACAACCCTTACTACATAAACTCCACACCAGAAGGTGTATGGTCTTTTGATTTAAATGATATGCCTGAACTTGAGTGGGCAGAGAAACGATTACCTATTACTACTGAGTTTACTAACACAAGTTATACAATGAAAGTAGTTGGCTTCCTCCCTGTCGAAAAGGGAAATAAACTTAAATGAATTGGGACGAAGTAAAGAAGTGGGATTATATTGTAGATACAGTAGCCTCAGAATACAATAGGAAGTTTAATATGGTAGAGGTTGCTGACTTAAGACAGGCATTATGGTTATGGTTTGCTGAACACCCAAACAAATTAAAAGAATGGGAAGCAAAGGGTGAGCGTGATGCAAAGAACTTAATCTATAAGTCGCTTAGAAATCAGGCTATTGATTATTGCCAACGCTGGAAGGCTAAGTCTGTTGGCTATGATGTTAGTGATTTATTTTATTACACATCTGAAATTGTAGAAACTATATTACCTGCTGTCTTAAGACAAGAGTTTGGTGTGTCACATAAATTAAATCTTGGTGGACCTGGACGTCCTAGTGCACCATCAGAAGGTGGAAACTTAGTAGTGCTTATGCTTGAGGTTGACTATGCATTCTGGAAATTAAATAAAGAAGACAGACGCATATTGTTTATGCGCCACGCAGAGTCATTAGACTTTAAAGAGATTGCTAATGTCTTAAGTCTTGGGTCTGAAGACACATCTCGTATGAGACACAAGAGGGCTATAGGTAAATTAGTTCGCAGACTAGGTGGATACAAGCCATACAATGATAAAGATTTTGTTGAGTCAGAGGAATCTGAAGAGGAAGAATCACCCTTACAAGGTGAACAATAGGGCATTTTGCCCCGTTTTTTCCCTTGTCTTTCAAAGGTTTTGCCACATTTAGGACAGACTAATTCAATCATCTGTTGTCCGTCTTATAAAATCCTGTGCCCTTGAACTGAACAGGTAGTGGAGTAAATACTCTATCTGCATTATTGCCACATACACAGTTAACATCTTGGCTTCGTTCATCTACAGTTCTACTTAAGACATAAACTGCTTTACATTTATTACATCTATACTCATAAGTTGGCATTTATATTTCCTCGTCTATAGGTGTTGGTGCAGTTGCTATTGCTCCACAAACTACACAAGTCTGTCTTAAGTCGTACCAACTAACACTTCTTTCTTCTGCGTCCCACATTACATTTACTTGCCACAGTTTAGAACCGCAGACACAAACCATAATTGGTCTGCCAGTTAAATCTAACATCAATAATAATTCCTTTTTAAATGAAAGTTCCACGCCTTGCAGGGTGTGGTATATCTGTGCTTAATATATTTATACGCTCTTAGAATCTGAATCTCTGGGATATTAGATTTCTCACCTAACACTTGCCCTATTCCATATGCAGTTGACTTAGGGTTGTCTGCAAAATGGTCGAACCTTGACTCGGCTGTAAATAATTTAGAGATGCAACTCCATTGTTTATCCTTCCAACCATACCCAGCCCACGCAAACTCTTTAGCCACCGCTTTGTTGGCTTTCTTCTGCTCCATTGTAGCCTTTGTCGGCTGTGGATTAGGAGATTTAGAGGGTGAGTCTATCTTGTTTATAGAAAATAAAGTTAAAGTTATAACTAATAAGGCTAAGAATATCGCCTTAAACTTTAACCCAACTTTCTTTTTGCCCTTAGTTCTCTTCTGTTGTGTTCTGATAGTCCGCCCCATATGCCAAACCTTTCGTCATTGTCTAATGAATACTTTAAACATTCTTCTCTAACATCACAGGCTTTGCATACTCTTTTAGCCCTTGCCACGTTATCTCCTATTTCAGGAAAAAATAAATCAGGGTCTACCTCAGCGCACAAGGCTTTCTTTGTCCAATCAGGTGGCAATAACACCTCAGCAAGGTTCAATTATTTACCGCCTTAAGTTGTAATACTGGCAAAACATTTACACATTGACCGCTATGGCTGTCTTGAAATACCTCTTCAGCCCTGTACTGCAGGGAATATAGTATCTCATCTTGCTTATTAGGGTCGTATAACTCAAAGTTTTCTGGTAATAATTCCTCCTTTACCCACACATCTACCACTCTGACGCCCTTTGTTTCATAGGTTATTCTGTATTGTTTCATAATTAATCTAAGTCCTCCCACATTCTGTCAGGTTCTCCGTCGCCAGCGTGTGCTTGCTCTGGGTCGTGCCGTTCTCCACAATCATCACACATTTCATATCCATAATATGCCACGTCATCTTCTAACCTTGGCTCAGGCATTTGCTTCTACTTTCGGGCAGTCATCATAAGGGAATTGTTCTTGCTCCTCACACCCACACCAATTAAATCTTTCTACTTGGGTGGCGTGTGTAAGTTGTGCTAACTCTCCCCAACTTATTGAATCGTCAAGCATTACTCTCCTCCTCATTCTTTACCAAATCATTAATACTTGGCTCGTTTAATTCCTTGTACATAGGTGCAAGTATTCGCTGTGAAAACTCGTTGACTCTGTTGTAATACCAGAACTCCCAATCATCTTTGTCTATCATTTTTTTACTCCCGTCTTAAGTTGTATAAGTTTGTTTGCGCTTTCTATAAGTGAACCCCAGTTGAACTCTTCCCAACCGCAATCAATGCAACCATTATCAGGGTCACTTAATTGCCAGCCACATTTACTACATATCTTGCCTATCATTTTAGTCCTCCTTCCAGTTGTTGTGTTTGTAGTTCTGCATACTTAAATATATCGTAAATTGTCTCATCAAAGAAACAATCCTTGGCATATTCCTTGGCTTTTTCTTCATTCTCTGCCTCTATCTCGTAAGAAATCGGCACTAACTCTACAGTTATCCTATAGTTTTTCATTTGCTCTCCTGTCTTAAGACATAAATTGCTTGAGTTGGTTTTGTTTTCTCAACCCAGCCCGTTGCTTCAGTCCACATAAGTTGTGGTTCTATATCTTTAGGTTCAACTTTTACCCATTCAAGTTTCATTTATTCTCCTGTCTTAAGACTTGATTTAATAAAACCATAATGTTTGTTTTAGTACTCATTGTAGTTGCATATCTTCCATTCTTAAATAGATGATACTCACCCCCACTATGACGTGCTTCCCATACATTACCTTCTTCATCTGAACCAGACGCTACGTTATAGCCTGTGTCTGTGTAACTTGCTACCATTTTTATTCTCCCGTCTTAAGTAGTTAGTTAACCATTTCGCCAACGTGAAATGATGTTGAGTGATAAGAGATAAACTCCTCGTATGATTTAGATTGCCCGTCAATTATTACGAGTTTGTTATCTACATCAATGACGGTGTGCTCATAACTTTCTTCACCGCCTATTGAATTAGCGAAGAGACCATACCCAGTTTCATTACTCCAACTCTCACCGATTAATTGGCTTATCATTATTCGGGTAGCGTATGAGGTATCTTCCCACCTTGGCTCAGCCTTAGCGATTGCGTAGGCTAAGTCTTGCATTTTACTATCTCCGCCCCAATGGGAATAAAGAGTTATGAAATTATCCCCTTGTTTGAAGTGGAAGTTTGTTCTTGCGCCCATATTATTTCTCCTCCTTGTACTCAGATAGCACCCATTCTAGGGCTTCTGTCCAGCCAAGCAATATATCTTCCGTTCCGTCTGTTGCTTTAGAGTTGCGTTTAATATCTTCCAGTTCGTCTTTAATTTCTTTACTTGTTCTCATATTATTTCTCCTGTCTTAAGTAGTATTTATCCGTATATTAACTCGCCGAAGATTGCATACTGCACAATTAAATCTCCGAAACAAGCGTCGTAATCTTGCGTGTCTAGTGGATAATTTCCACAATGAGTTTGACCTGCTTTGATTGCTAGTTCATACCCCCTGCGTAAGTCTTCCACCTCGACGACGTAAGACTTTTCTTCTATGCTGTCGTACACTCTTACGGGTTGAGGGTTAGGCGTAAGTTTGCCGTCAACTCTTTTCCATAAGTCTATTCCTTGGTAGTTTGGTTTGCGTAATTTCCTGCACCAGTAATACATACCCGCACCGTCGCAACCCCAGACCGCTTCCCATAATTCATTAACTGTAAAGGTTTTACTGATTGTTAAAGTTTCTTCTGCGCTCATACCTTCTCCCGTCCTTTCGTTGCTTAACTATTGCACTATTTTTTTTTGGAATCAATAGTTCTTTTAGTGAATTGCGTCTCACGTCTTAAGTCGTAGCCGTGCCCGCACTCTGAGATTAAGACGAGGCAATCCCCGCAATAAACTTGGTTTGTGTTTTGGTTTGCGCCCTTCATTAGTCGCCCTCTGTTTCCATTGGTTGCAGTAATCCACCTAGCCCTAACTCTAAGTTAGTTTCAATTAAGATTCCTTCGTCGGTGTCTATCACTAGCGCATTAGGTAGTATAAGTTTTATTGCATTAATTAAGTCTTGCATTGTGTTCATTTGTTTTCTCCTGTCTTAAGTAATAAATCTCTAGCCGTCGCTACTTCATCATTCCATTTTAAGGTTAGGCTATGGTTTAACCAGCCCACTATTTCTTTTATATCCATTTTATTCTCCTGTCTTAAGTAGTAAATCATTTGCTAATTCTGTGGCTCGTCTTTTGGTAGCCACGCAATAGATTTTGCAATTAGTTCTAGGGTTAAGTGCAACCCTCCACTCTTTGCCTTCTTTGTAAATCATAACTTCATTCATTTTATCTCCTGTCTTAAGTCGTTGTTTTTATTTGTAAAGTAAATCAAGGCAGAACTGAGAAAGATTCTCGAACTCCACCTTGCATTGGTCGGGTGTTGTGATGTCGTTTAATAGCCAGATAATCCCCAGCCCTAGGGCGGTCAATATTACCGCCCTTACTCTGCGTCCTCGTCTGGTTAGTTTCATTTGCTTTCTTTCTGTCTTAAGTTGTACATTGAGCCGAAATTATTTTGAATAGTTTCGCCCCACTTTTTGAATCTCTTATATTCTCTAACTTTGACGTAGATAGTGGGACTCTCGCCGTCGTCGTAGCCTTCGATTGCCCCTCTTCCAAGGTAGCCCTCCTCAATCCAGCCTAGAACCTGACCGCTTGCCGTTGTCCTTAGCCAACCTCTGCGAGGATTTCCGCTTGCGTCGTTATCTGTTGCTATCTTGATTAACATTCTTTCTCCTATCTTAAAAGATAAGGGCTTGTCCCTTACCTAGTGCCCCAATGGTATCTTGAATACCCGTAGCCTTTAACTATTTGGGGCTGTGAATTGAATCACATTCTTTCTTTCTGTCTTAAGTTATATTTATTTTTCTATCTCGTGAACTAAGTACTCGAACTTTAATGTTGGATTACCCTCGTTAAGTTCGCCAATTAGGGTGACGATTTCTTTCATATTCTTAGCGGTTAGTCTGCCCTTCATTAAAGAGCCTTGCCAGATTGTATAAGTGATTTTCATTTTTTCTCCTGTCTTAATTGGTTAGGGCTTTTCCCTAACTCGCGCCCCTCGTCGGTCTTGAACCGTCGCCGTCGTTAGCGGGCGGGGGGCTTTTCTTGCTAGTTGTCGTCTCCTTCTGATTCCTCTGTCTTGAACTCGGTCTCGCAATCTTGGCAGATAGGGGCACACTTTTCTAACGTCTTAAGACTTAAGCGGATTTTTTCCCCGCACTCGCAACTTGCCACTAGTAGATTCTTATTGCGTCCCTTAGGGGCTGACTCGGATTCTTGAATTGCGGTTATCTTTAAAGCCTCGGCGATTATGTCAAAAGCCTCTGCCCATTTTTCCTTGCCCTCTGGTGTTAATGTAGTTAGGGCAAATCCAAAACGCTTTATCTTTTCGGTCTTAAGACCTAAGCCCTCGGCAACTTTTGCGAATTGCTTGTTGTGATATTGCTCGTCGGTGCAATCTTTCACGCCGTTCTTGTAATTTAAAGAGTGAGCGATTTCGTGCAATAAAGTGGCAAGAACACCCTCCGCGCCATTTCTGAAGAAATCGGCGTTGAACATAATCTCGTTGAAAGATTCTTCACCAGATTTCCAAGGCTTGTAATGTGTGAAATGTGCTTTCTTGCCCTTGGTGTTTCTGGTGATTGTGATAGTGGCGCGGGGTGCGTCGGTTTCCTTTTTGATAATCTCGTGAGCCTTTTCTAATGCGGTAGTGATAGGGCTAAGAGATTCGGTCTTAAGTTGAAAGATGTCTTCAACTTTTGCGGTTTTTCTTGTTGTTGCGGTTTTCATTTGGTTCTCCTGTCTTAAGTGGGCTTGTCCCACTAACCAAATTATAAGCACACCTCCCCCGATTCACCTAACATTTCGGGTGTTAATTGCGTCACATAATCCCTGATAGATTCCTGAGAATTGCGTATCGGATTATGAGACTTACATTCTCAATATATGAGACGGCATTCAATCAATACGAGGGGGGAAAGGGAAGGGGGGAGAGTCACCAACCTCAAGAATGAATGTGCGTTCATTCCTTGCCAGAAAATCTGGATTTAAATATAACTTTACATAATATTAATTACATCTAAGTAAGTAGATACGTCTTAAGACCGAAGAGGTAAGGCAGAAAAAGGGTAAGGGCAGAATCTTTGAGGGTACATTGTTTAAATACGCTTACTCCTTTGTAAGTATATGAAAGAAATCGTCACCCTAATTGGCGAACTTAACGAGGGTAATCCAACATTAAAGTTCGAGTACTTAGTTCACGAGATAGAAAAATAAATATAACTTAAGACAGAAAGAAAG